GTAACCGTTATCCGATTTCACAGCGGTGAAAAAACTCATATCTGGCAGTTGCCCGCCACCGTTCCCGACTGTCTTTTTTGCCGCGTCGCCTAAACCGAGGTTTCTGAGAAGCAATCACCTGGCCCTGCACCGGCCCGCACTGGCACACTTGCGACCATTTGCGGAGAACTCAGCGTGCTGATTGGCTATATCAGGGTGTCAACAAATGACCAGAACACGGATCTACAACGGATTGCACTGCAGAGCGCAGAATGTGAGCTGATTTTTGAGGATAGAATAAGCGGTAAGACCAGCGAGCGGCCGGGGCTGAAAAAGGCGCTGCGCTGCCTGCAGCCCGGCGACACGCTGATTGTGTGGAAGCTGGATCGGCTCGGCAGAAGCATGCGGCATCTGGTTATGCTGACCGGGGAGCTGCGCGAGCGCGGCGTTAACTTTCGCAGCCTGACAGACAACATCGATACCAGCACGCCAATGGGGCGATTTTTCTTTCATGTCATGGGCGCCCTGGCGGAAATGGAGCGCGAGCTGATCGTGGAGCGCACCCGAGCCGGGCTGGCGGCTGCGCGGGAAAAAGGCCGCGTCGGAGGCAGGCGCCGCGTAATGACGCCTGACGTTATCGGGCGAGCTGAAAGAATGCTGGCGAACGGCGCCACGCTGCAGCAGATTGCGCTGGTGCTTGAGGTTTCTGTTAAAACCCTTTACCGGTATATCCCTGCGGAACGTCAGCGGTACATCGTTAATTCTGTCTGCTGACAGACCAGCAAACCCCCATCAGATGCACGGCTCAACCTGACCTGACAACCTGAGCACACCCTCAAAACGGAGTGCATCAGATGTCTGATTATCATCACGGTGTCCGTGTCGTCGAAATTAACGACGGCACGCGCACCATTTCCACCGTCTCAACGGCAATCGTCGGCATGGTCTGTACCGCTGAGGATGCCGACGCGGCTGCGTTTCCGCTCAATACCCCGGTACTGCTGACTAACGTCCTGTCGGCTATCGGCAAGGCCGGTAAAAAAGGCACCCTGGCAGCAGCGCTGCAGGCCATCGCCGACCAGGCTAAACCCGTCACCGTAGTTGTCCGCGTGGCCGAAGGTGAAACAGAGGCCGAAACGATTTCCAACGTTATCGGCAAAACCGATGAGAACGGGCAGTACACCGGCATGAAAGCGCTGCTGGCCGCGCAGACGCAGCTCGACGTCAAGCCGCGCATCCTCGGCGTGCCGGGCCTCGACTCGCTGGAAGTGGCGACCGCTCTTGCGGGCATCGCGCAGCAGCTGCGCGCCTTCGCCTACGTCTCAGCATGGAACTGTAAAACCATCAGCGAGGCCATGAAGTATCGCGACAATTTCAGCCAGCGCGAGCTGATGGTGATCTGGCCCGACTTTATCGCCTGGAACACCAACGCCAACGCCTCAGAAACTGCCTACGCGACGGCGCGTGCGCTGGGCCTGCGCGCCAAAATTGACAACGACACCGGCTGGCACAAAACCCTGTCAAACGTCGGCATCAACGGCGTGACCGGCATTTCGGCAGGCGTCTTCTGGGACCTGCAGCAGACCGGTACCGATGCCGACCTGCTTAACGAGGCGTGCGTGACGACCCTCATCCGTAAAGACGGTTTCCGCTTCTGGGGTAACCGCACCTGCAGCGACGATCCGCTTTTCCAGTTTGAGAACTACACCCGCACCGCGCAGGTGCTGGCCGACACGATGGCCGAGGCGCACATGTGGGCCAACGACAAGCCGCTGACGCCGGTGCTGGTGCGCGACATTATCGCGGGCATCAATGCCAAATTCCGCGAGCTGGTCAACGCCGGTTATCTGCTGGGCGCGTCCTGCTGGTATGACGATACAGCGAACGATAAAGACACCCTGAAGGCGGGCAAGCTCTTTATCGACTACGACTACACGCCGGTGCCGCCGCTGGAAGATCTGACGCTGCGCCAGCGCATCACCGATAAATATCTGGCGAACTTCGCCGCATCCGTAAACAGCTGAGGAGCCGGATAAATGGCACTGCCACGAAAACTTAAAGGGCTGAACCTTTTCAATGATGCAAACAGCTATCAGGGCGTGGTGACGGCCGTCACCCTGCCGAAACTGTCGCGCAAGCTCGATGCCTATCGCGGGGGCGGCATGAACGGCGCCGCGTTTATTGATAACGGTCTGGAAGATGACGCGCTGGATATGGAATGGACCATCGGCGGCATGGATGAACTGGTGCTGTCTCAGTGGGGCGCGTCTGACGTGCCGCTGCGTTTTACCGGATCTTACCAGCGCGACGACACCGGCGAGGAAATTGCCGTCGAGATCGAGGTACGCGGTAAGCACCAGTCGTTTGATTTCGGGGAGGCTAAACAGGGCGAAGACACTGAAACCAAAATCACCAGTAAAAACAGCTATCTCAAGCTGACGTTTAACGGCAAAGAGCTGATCGAAATCGACACCATCAACATGGTTGAAAAGGTGAACGGCGTTGATCGCCTGGAGCAGCGCCGCAAAAACCTCGGCCTGGTGTAACCCTGACGCCAGCGCCCGGCGCTGGCTTTACCTGACTACAGTGAACAGAGAAAAATCATGGAAAAGAAAGAGAATGTTGTTGAGCTTGAAACCCCGCTGCAGCGCGGTGAAACCGAAATCAAAAGCGTGGAACTGAGTAAGCCGACGGCAGGCAGCCTGCGCGGCGTGCGCCTGGCTGACCTGTGCGCATCAGACGTTGACTCGGTGCTGACCGTTCTGCCCCGCATCACCCTTCCGGCGCTGACGAAAGCCGACTGCAATGCGCTCGATCCGGTTGACCTCATTGCTCTCAGCGGCAAGGTGATCGGTTTTTTGTCTGCGAAGTCGGACGAGTAGACTGGCCGCGCGGCCTGACGGTTAATGACCTGATGGCCGATATTGCCACTATCTTCCACTGGCCCCCCTCTGAAATGTACGACATGCCGCTGGCCGAGCTTATCGGCTGGCGGCATCAGGCCCTGATCCGCAGTGGAGTTAACCCCGATGAGCAATAACCTCAAGATTCAGGTGCTGCTGAAAGCGGTTGACCAGGCGAGCCGCCCGTTTGCCGCCGTCCAGAAAGAAACCCGCAGGCTGTCAGGCGATATCCGCGAAACGCAGAACAGCATCAAAGAGCTGGACGCGCAGGCGGCGAAAATTGACGGCTTTCGCAAGGTCAGCGGGCAGCTGGCCGTCACGCAGCAGAAGCTGAAAGACGCCAAAGCAGAGGCGGCAGCGCTGGCCGTGCAGTTTAAAAATACCGAGCGCCCGACCACGCAGCAGGCCCGTGCACTGGAAAAGGCGCGGCAGGCGGCGTCTGAGCTTCAGACGAAAACCAACAGCCTGCGCCTGTCGGTGCAGCAGCAGCGTGAGGCGCTTAACGCGGCGGGCATTTCCACCAAAAGCCTGAGCAGCGAGCAGCAGCGCCTGAAATCCGCCTCGGCGCATGCAACGGTCAGCCTGAGCCGCCAGAAAATGGAGTTGCAGCGCCTGAGTCAGCAGCAGGAGCGGCTGAAACAGACCAGCGAACGCTACCGGAAAGGGCAGGAGCTGTCAGGCAAAGTGCGCAATATGGCGGCGGCCGGTATCGGTGCCGCCACGGTCGGCGGCGTGGCGGCGACGTCACTGCTGATGCCGGGCTTTGAGTTTGCGCAGAAGAACTCCGAGCTGCAGGCCGTGCTCGGCGTGGCAAAGGACTCGCAGGAAATGAAAGCCCTGCGTGCGCAGTCGCGACAGCTCGGTGACACAACTGCCGCTTCTGCTGATGATGCGGCAGGCGCGCAGATTATTATCGCCAAAGGCGGCGGCGATGCCGCTGTCGTTCAGGCCGTTACGCCGGTCACGCTTGACATGGCGCTGGCAAACAAGCGCACGATGGAGGAGAACGCCGGGCTGCTGATGGGGATGAAATCAGCCTTCCGGCTTTCAAACGATAAGGTCGCACACATCGGCGATGTGCTGTCGATGACCATGAATAAAACGGCCGCTGACTTTGACGGGCTGAGCGACGCGCTGACCTACGTTGCCCCGGTGGCAAAAAATGCAGGCGTCAGCATCGAGCAGGCGGCAGCAATGGTCGGCGCCCTGCACGATGC